CAAACAGGAGAATGAAGATGAAAGAACTAGAATACAAACCGTTCACCCGTGCCGAGCTCGAAGTCATTGACTTCGGGTGGCGAGAATACTTAGCCTTCTGCGCTGTCGCTACTGAACAGTTCGGCAAGACAGTCAGCGAGCGACTGGCCGGCTACAACCAAGCATGCATGAACGCGGAGATATTCGCTCTAAACGAGCGCTACCCTCAGACGTACAAAGAAGCCGACAAGACCAAGCAGCAGATGATGAGGCAGGTTCTGTTGGAATGGTATGACGAGAAGAGGCAGGCCATCGTCAGAGAGCAGAGCAGAGCGATGGAGCAAGCGGTGGGGCCTACACTCGGTGAACTCGCGGGAGGCGAATGATGACACGCAAACCAAGAACGACAATGGACGATCTTCAGCGGGCCCTATCCAGGGCCCGCCTCCCTCACCTCGAGCTGGTCAAGCTCGTGGGGCGTGGATACTTCTTGAAAGATACCAGCTCAAACGGAAAGCGCTCGCGTATCTCTCCTCATCCGTGGGCCTGTACTGACCTGATGACGGCTCGTGAGATGCTCACCTACCTCGATGGCTTGAGTGATGGAGCGTTCCGAGGGAAGTGTGAAGTCTTCAACGAGCTGGAGACATACCAACAGACGCTGGTTGAAGCCGCGTGCAGGATTGGCTTGTTGGGTATGGATAAATAATAGAGCTGCTGGAGATGGAGGCACCCGAAAGGGTGTCTCTTTTTTTGTCAGTTGAACTCGTCCTGGTGACCTAAGAAGTAAGGGCGGGTGGTTCCGTCCTCTCTCGAATGAAGCTCCCGTGGAAACACGGGGGCTTTTTACTGAGCTCTCTGGCCTCTCGCTGCGCTCGCTTGGTCCTTAGGCTACGAGGCCTGCGCCCTCCGCTCGGTCCTTAGGCTGTGAGGCCAGCCCGTAAAGGCTAGCCAGCTCCTCCGTGGCTAGCCCCTTGCATGCTATGCGGTAGGTATAGTGTTACCTCCATGTTGCTTCTTCCTCTTTGTTCCATTCGTTCCATATCTGAGCCGCTTCTTCTTCCACTGCATCGAGAGCGTTCCCAAGTTCTTCTCCTGTGGTGGGCAGCTTGAGTCGTATAGTTTGACAGTCCACGTGACTACCCTCAACAATCGAGCCGACTAGCAAGAAGCTACCACCATTTTCTTTAGCGGCAAACTCAAACTTAATCCAGGCACCACAATCAGTGCCCTTAAAAACAGCCTTCTCCACTCTGTGCCAAGGTGCGCCAGGCTCCAATCCAAAATAGGTAGCTACATCAGCGGCTGAGTTGATTTCCATTGTCTTTCTCCTCGTTGTTGATAGTTGCCGTTTCGGTTGCTAACCTCTTGCGCGGGCCGTGCGGGTCAAACACTATCGTACGATTCGGACGCGTCCAGCATACTGTGCACGTCTGACAATCGATAGAGTTTTTGGTTCGCTGAGCAGGACAGGCTAGGGGTTTTGCCATGTAGTCCTGATAGTTTGCCGGCGCGGGTAGTTGGTCAATCGTTGCATGCGGGTAGACTATCGCTCCGTTGTATCCGTTATTGGCTGATTGTCTGACATGTATACCAGCTCGAACGCGCAACAGCGTTAACGCTGTCCGCAGCATAGGACTATCGGGAAGTGCTGTATAACTCCAAGCACAGTCCGTATCGGGCCCGTAATGTGCACGCACTTGCTCGCCGATTGCTATCAGCCCGTCAATATACGGACGAGCCTCCGTTAGCGTGCGGCCTTTGTCGCCAGACACTTGCAAGCGTGCAACCCTATCGGTGGCGACAGCCCAAACAATGGCAACACTGGCAGACCGTAACGCGGCGTCGACGTCGACAATCGCGCGGCGTTGGTGTCGGTTGACGTTATGGAATAGAGCGTAGCAAGTACCGTCGTTTTCCGGGTGATGGGTGCAGGATAGCGGGCAGGTATCGCCAACCGGGCGATACGTTCCCGGCGCGCCTGTCTTGGCGTCGCTATCACCGACGGGGTTTGTCGGTCCATGGGCGCGCGCTATCTTGCGCATTCTATCGCCTAGTGTTCGGTTGCTAACGTTCTGCACAGCTCGGTCGGCGTACGCTATCAGTTCTTGCAATAGCGCTTTCATGATGCACCGTGATGCAAAGCGCAATCAAGAGCCGGCTCGTTGTCGTCGACCTTGATATCAACAAGCCCCATAATCTGAAGCTCTATCGCGGCAAACACTTGAGGCTTACCGCAATCCTCACACGTATAGTGACGGGCGTCGGGCTCGTAGACTGTAGCTTCCTCGTTACACGCTAGGCAATAGCCTATATCCTCTGTCATTGCTCTGTCATACTCACACTCAGATAGCAGAATCATATTCACTCCCTTGGTTAGATTCATGAACACCCTACCATACAATGTAACAGATTGTAAACAACTATCTTACCGTATCAAAAATGATACACCTGGTGATTCATCCTCGAGCCATGTATCATTTTTGATGAGCTCAAAATGATACACCCCCATGACAGATTGTCAGCAGCTGTGACATATTGTCAGTGGTGATTCAAAAGTGATACGCCCCGCGCGTGCAGGTGATGGCACCTTAGGCCCCGAGGCCCCGCGCGTGCGAGGTTACGCGCGATTGGCGTCGAGGCTCCGAGGCCTCGCGCCTGATTGGACTCTAGGCTCCGAGGCTTGACACGCTATGTTACCAGACCTCCGCTGGCCTATCCTCAAACATAGGTTAGGCCCTACGTTAGGCCGGCTGGTATGCCCCTAGCTAACTAGGTTTCGGCATTGTGGCCTAACCGGCCTAACCTATTTCGAACACTCTCTCCTATAGGTGGGATATAGTGGCCTATGTAACAGTCTGTATAATATATACTATAATTATGAATATACATTTTAAAGTAGTAGGTTATCCCGGTTAGGCCACGTGACCAAGTCAAGCTTCATCCGAATCTTTCAGCCGGCCCCTCCTGCTGGCCCATCCCCTGAGAAAGGTTATCCCGTAACAATCAGTCACAAACTACCATATCCCGCAGGTGCCTGGTGCTTGCCCATTTTTTTTTCCAACCTGCTTGACACCCATGTAACAATCAGTGTAGTCTGTATGTGAAGGGCGACCTTCTACTAACCAGCTCATACCGGAGTACATCACCATGAACGACTCAACCATGATCAAGATCTCGTGGGACACCACCACCGAGACTCATACCGTAGCTGCGCTTCGCGAGAAGTTTGCCAGCACCAATCTCTTTCACGAGGATGGCACATGGGAGTTGACTGCACCCGCAGCCAAGTCCTACATCCTCACCATGGCATCGCTGGAGGATGTCCTTGACCTGCTCGAAGACGGCGACGAGTGGACGTGCGACAACTGCACTGTCTCGATGGCACCTGTCCTCACTCACGACGAGCAAGAGATGAGCCAAGGCTACCATGGCCCAAGCTTCAAGGACGAAGGCGAGCCCTTCCAGTGGAACGAAGACGGCACGCTCAACAAGTACCCCGACGAGCCGGTGCTCGCCACCACTGGAGGTGCATGATGAACGTCGTCATCGACATCGAACTGGTGCGTCAAGACGGCACCGACTACCAACTCACCGTGGCAGGCCACGTGTGCATGAAGCACGGGCCAGACGTGACCATCGACTACGTGGTGGAGGAAGGGACCGGCAACGTCTTCGATCTCACTGTGTCCGAAGACCAAGTGATGCTCGACGCTATCTACTCAGCGTTCCTAGCAGGGGAGGGCGACCGTGAGTAGTCTAAACGCTCAAGCTGCTGGCCCTCTCAACCCAACATGGGTAGAGTTACTCATGGGGTTTGAGCCTGACCACACGGAGGTGGAGTGATGTGGGAACTGTCATCATCGTCTGACCCACGAGCGCTTCAAGTGGTGGACGGCACTGGGCCCTTCGACGGGCTGGGTCCTCACTACTCCCGGCGCACGCCGGGGAGCAAGACCTTCACCGGAGTAGGACAGGAGGTCGTCCTGGTGAGCGCATGCGGCCGAGCTGTGTGGGCAGTCGTGCGTCAGCGCACACCCTCACGCAGAGGCAGCGGAAGCTCACGCGGAAGGACGAGCGCAGCCGACACCAAGCCTGTCTACGTGTGGCGCAACATGCTCTTCCGAAATCTGGGCGCCGGCCTGTCGTCGGAGCTGATCCGCTCGGCGACCGAGGCTACCTACCGCATCTGGCTGGAGCGCTATGGAGAGATGCCCTGCGAGCGCCTTCGAACGGAGGTGGATGTGAAGAAGGTGAGAAGTTCCAACCCCGGCTTCTGTTACCAGTCCGCCGGGTGGGAGAAGGGCGAGCGCAAAAGAAATAAACTATTTCTATACGCGCCGTCTGCCCAAGAGGTGATACGATGGTCCCCATGATTCGCCACGCAGAAGAAGCTGCCTCGCTCGATGCCTCCGTCTGGTGGACTGACACCCAGAACCTACTGGCGATGCGCACCTTCTCCGACGACCGCGCCAACCGTGGCTACAACTACGACCTGTCGGACCTGGCCGAGGTGGTGTGCCCGGACTCGCGCCACCCGGTGAGGCTGGCCATCCCTCTCCCGCAGGAGCGCTTCTGGGTTCTCTTCGCCGTCACCCTGGTGAACGACGGAGTGTGCCCCTTCACCTTGGTCCTTCCCGCTAGTGTGCTGATGACCTTCAGCGAACTTAGTTCCTGAAGTCAGTTCGAGCTGAGGGTTGGGGGGAGTTCTCTCCCGAGGCTTGGGCTGGCTTCTTGGAGGCACCATGATTCTACTAGGAGATGGGAACAAGGCAGCGCTTGGTGTGCGCGCCGTCTTCGCGGACGCACGTCACCATTGGATTTCACTTTACGACTCAGGCCGAGGGGTCTGGGAAACTGTGCGGGCAAAAGACTGTCCGCTTTATGTACGCATCATTGCGTGGGAACATAGGAGCAGAACGATGACACCGAAACAAACTGTGGTAAACGGCGGAGCCATTTACTTTCACCCGAGCGACGAGCGGGCGCCCGAACTGCTCGACAAGCTGAAGCTCCCCAACCCTGACTACGAGCAGGCCCTTCGCATGCGGAACAAAGGCAAGCGTTGCCCGCTTCCCGTTCCCTACGTCTCCGCCTGCTTTAACCTACCGCTGTCCCACCCGTGGGCTGATGGTGTCATGGCCCCGAGGTTCGCTCCGCTCAACGGGTTCAACCTTGACTTCATCGAGCGGCGCACGGAAGGTCGCCCCATCCCAGCCCACCTGTCCGACAACTACGAGCTGCGAGGCTACCAGCAGGATGCGGTGGACTCAGCCCTACGCAACGGCGCAGGAGTTCTGGTCGCACCATGCGGAGCAGGCAAGACGTCCATCGGCATTGGCATTGTAGCAGCAGTGAGGCAGCGCACCCTCATCTTGGTACACACCAAAGACCTGATGCAGCAGTGGCAGGAGCGCATCGAAGAGTGGCTACCGCAACTGTCGATGGGGTTCATCGGAGGCGGTCGCACCTATCAAGAGGGAGGTGACATCGTGATAGCCACTGTGCAGACACTCATGAACATGCCATGGCAAGAGCTCTACGACCTTGGAAAAGAGTTCGGCCTGGTGATACTGGACGAAGCTCACCACTGTCCCGCCGCCAGCTTCTCGTGGGTCATGACTGCCATGCCAGCCAAGCTACGCTTCGGCCTGACGGCTACGCCTACCCGCGAGGACGGCCTCACCCAGTTCATGTGGTGGACGTTTGGCCCCAAGATATGGGAGATCTCCCACCGCTCACTGCAGCACAACGGGCTCATCGTCGTGCCGTCCTACCACTTCGTCGCCACAGGCTGGAGCCCGGCGGATCCCGATGACGAATACCAGCGGGTGATAACCGAGATGACCATGGACGAGGAGCGCAACCGCGCCATCGTAAAGCTGGTGCATCGATGCGCTGCCGCTGACCGCAAGGTCTTGGTTCTCTCCGCGCGCGTCGGACACTGCGAGCAACTGCACGAGGCGCTCCAAACCCAAGGCGTCGCCTCCGTACTCCTGCTCGGGAAGATGAGCCCCAAGAAAAGAACGGAGGCGCTCGAGGGGATGCGCGCAGGCCAGTACGAGGTGTGCATCTCCACTACAGTGGCGGACGAGGGTCTGGACCTACCGCTACTGGACACGCTGATAATGTGTACGCCCACCAAAGCGCACGGTAAGGTAGAGCAACGCATCGGCAGGCTCATGCGCCCGTACCCTGGCAAGGAGGAGTGTAGAGTGTACGACCTGGTCGACGACTGGGGCCCGTTCTTTCACTCAGCGCGCAGCAGGCGATCGCTCTACCGCATATTATGCATGCCGCGCAAGCCCTTCAGCCTCTCGACGTGCCACTTCACAAACTACGACAGACTATAGGGGGCGCCATGTATTGGGACAACGACGAGTGGGAGGAGAAAAACAGACGCCGCGAGGAGCGTGAAAAAGCTAAGACCTCGGTCGAGTGCCCGGTGTGTAACGCCGCCGCAGGAAGCGACTGTTACGCCAAGGTCAAGCGAGGACACATCTATGTGTTCTCAAACATAGACGACCCCACAACGAAATGGCGCGCGGACGCACACAAGCGACTGCAAAAGCCTCATCAAGAGCGGGTCGACATCGTAAGACCAGACCTGGCCAAGCGGCGGGAGAAGAGCCGCGAGCTTAGGAAGACGGTGGCCGAGCAGGCAGAAGAGGATGCCACCGTAAATGTCAGGTGGGTAGTGGAGTGGATGGATGGACAATGGCCACACTGGGCGCGAGCCGTAGGGTGCGAGACCTGCGGCCAGAAGAAGTCGAAGCCCTGCATTGATAGACGCCTGCCTGGTCAGAGCGTTCCGATCTCCCAAGCTCACGAGGAGAGGGTCCGTCGAGCTGCGCTCTCCATACGCAGGACAGAGCAACGCGAAGCACGTGTGCGCGCCAAGAATAGAAGGGAGAGCGCCATCCGCATAGCCCAAAAGGAAGCGCAAGAGGTTCGCTTTAAGGTAGGCCTGAAGAACGCGCGCAAGAAAGCATACGCCAAGCTGTGCGACGAGGCTCTTGAGATTGCCAAGAGACGCTACGGCGACACCGAATAAAAGGAAAGCCCGACTCCCATCACCAGAGAGCCGGACCCCTAACCTACTAACCAAATAGGAGTGACGAGGGGAACCCGTCCCTCTCACTATACACGGTCTGTAAACAAGCAGCAAGTCCACCAAGCCTAGCGCCTGTTAATGTACGAGTCCATCGCGAGCGCTAGCAGGACTACCGTAAACATCAGGAGCACGACTCCGTCGCCTGGGAAGTCGGGAGGCATCCGCCGATCATATCACGGAATAGCCTCGATGTAACTGAGGCCGAGCTCGGTGAGTTTCCATCCCTTCTGCTTGTTTCCCACTACCATCCCCTTCTTCTGCAGTAGCTCGAGGGTATGCACCGGCCGAAAGAGAACCCCGGTGTAGCTCGAGCGCAGCTCAAGCAAGACCTCACCCTGGCGCGGCGTGATGATCTTCTTAGCCATCGCTATCTTTCTTTGTGCTCTTGTCATGGCTGAGGCCTGTAGACCACGCTGGTGTTCTCCGTCTCGTACACCGTGACTGCCTTAACGTCGGCGCCGAGAGAGATCACTGCGAACGAGAGGCACTCGTAGATCCATTGCGCTAGTTTCTCAGCGGTGGGGTTAGGCATGATATCGTTGAGACACCTATGGTCTAGGCTCTTGCGGATTGCCTCTGTCTTTTCCTTCACCTCCCCGCTGTCAGCGAACCAACCTTTTGCCGGGTCGAGTTCGGGTTCGCCGGGCTTTGCCCCCGATACTGTGGTGACAGTCACCTTGTAAGAGTGACCATGCATCCTCCCGCACTTGTGTCCCTCGGGCACGTTCGGTAGGTAGTGAGCACACTCTAGGTTGAAGTTAACATTCAGTTCAAAGCTACGCATTGATTCTCCTTAAGCACGAGTTGCATACCCCGCAGGGTAAGTTGTTTTTCTGAGGCGCATAGCAGGACCATGTCTTGCCCAGGTCTGCGCCATATCGGCTAGCCATCTTTACTATCTGTGTTGCCGTCTTGCCGATGAGCGGAGCGACTATGCTAACGTCGCCAGTGCATCGGTTGAGACCGGCGAAAAAACCTGGCCGGCAATCCTCATAGTCATCGAAGTCATCAGCTGTTGCTCCGAACCAGACCTCCTTCAACCCATGAGCCTGAGCAAACATGGTCGCTTTCGCTAGCATGTTGAGGTTGCGAGCTGGCACAACGCGAGCCCCCTTACCCGGCTTAACATTCATCTTCTTAAGAGAGAGCAGGAGTATAAGAACCTCGGCCCATCTCACGCCAAGGTTGTCTGCTATCGCTTTGGATGCAGCTCGCTCTTGATGCAACGCCTGCTGCCCGTAGTCAAAGAAGATGCATAGCCCTAGCCTATCACCTGCCATGTGCGCGAGAACAGCGGAGTCCAACCCACCGGACAGGCACACTAATACCTTATCGTCTTTCATTTTCTTCCCCATTACCAAATCCCTAGCGTTTGTTGTTTCTGTAGCGCCCTTGTCCATCTCTCAAGCAGAGGCGCGGTCTTGGAAAAGATCGATGCACTGGTGCCGTCGACACTGTCAGCTTGGGCAGCCCGGCAGATAGCCAGCCGGCGCCTGGTGTTAACGCGTAGCACGTGAAGGTGGCACCCCTTCTCTTGGGCCAGTCGCCCCCACTGCGGGAGGGTGCGCTCCTTGAACGGAGTCGAACCACCCACTGCCAACCCGACCTCTGGGCCCAGGTGAGGTTCCAAGTGGACCGGAAGCATCCCGTCCTGTACAGCGATCAGAACCGGGCACGCGTCCCAGGTAGGGAGCCAGCGGAGAGAGGCCTCGAGCGACCGCAAGCCGCCGCACACGATGTCAGGCGCAACGATCCAGTCGGCGTCGGCGCCGAGCGCGGAGCTCATCGACTCAAACGCACCCCAGTCGAAAGGCTCCCCGCGCTGGGCGCAACCCCATGCTCCGTTGTCGATAGCGAAGGGGGCAGCGGTCCCGTCGACCCACAGAGGAGGGGCTTCTCGATAGGTGTCGGGGGTTACCAGGATTCTGAACCCGTGCTTCTCAAGCGCTTGGATGTTGCGCCGGCCGTGCGTTTGTGAAGCGTAAAGAATCATAACTGCCTAGACGGCGATGCCTGCGTGCTTGTCGAACGACACCGGAAGTTCCTCGGGAAGATGCCAGAAGTACAGGCGCTTGTCCAGAACCCGACGTCTATGGCGCGTGCAGCCTAGCCTGCGCAGCATGTCGCCCAGCCTCATCTGTGCCTGCTTGTTCATCTGGTATGGGTGAAGCTGCAAGGCCTCACTTAGTGCGTCCTGGATGGTGAAGGGATGGCTGCGGTCGTGCAGCCACGGAAGGATGAGTTGTTCCCACGGGTCGTCGTTCTCGTACTTCTCGTGGGTAGTGTTGAGGGTTTCCTCGGCGCTTCCAGTCAACCACCAGCGCTCGCCTGACCGGTACATAGCGACAGCCTCCCCCCATAACTGGTCACGGTTCTCCGCTATCCAGGTGAGGTCAATCTCCCCTACCTCGCACGGCCAGTACCTGCGGTTGCCTGTGACGTCGCTCAGGAAGCTGGTCTCGTTGGTGGTGCCTGCAAAGACAACGCGCCGCTTGATGGTCACCGCATGGCGCCCGTAGGCAGGGCGGTAGGTGTCGTGCTGGGCAGAGAGGAAGGCCTTGACTGAGCTGTGCGCTGTCTTCTTAATGGAGTCGAGTTCTGCTACCTCGTATATCCAGGTGCGCCTGATCTGAGTGTAGGCGTTAGCGGACCCGAAGTCCATGGGCGTATCGCTGAAGTACTCGGCGCCCGCCAGTGTGCGTAGAGCCGTCGACTTCTTGGCACCCTGCCTGCCTATCAGGATGAGGACGGTGTCCGCCTTGCATCCAGGCTGCAGCGCACGGGCTACTGCTTGAATCATCCAGCGCCTGCCTATCTCTCTGTTCAGCGATGTGTCCCCGGCCTTCAGGCCATCGGTTAGCCAGCGGTCGATGCGCTCCTCCCCGTCCCACTCAACCCCATTAAGGTAGTCGTCCAGCGGGTTCCTCTTGTTCTCTCTGGCGATGAGCCGCGCGATGTCCGCTACCTTCTGAGGACTGAACCTAGCTGCGTAGACTTCGTCAATCCATAGAGAGAAGCGGGTGTCGTCGGTGTCCTCGTACTCTCGCTCGTCGATCATCAGGCAGCCCTTGAAGTCGTCCTCCCAGATGCGCCCCTTCCATCGCTCGTCGTTCTTCATGATGATGTAAAGATTGCGCGAGGTGGACTTTGGTATTCCTATTGGAACCCCGTCGCTGTTCTTTACCTGCTCGCACAGGTCGAGCACCGCCTGCTCGGGTCCTCCCGCCGGGGTGTCGCTTACCCGAGCTCCGGGCGCACTCATCCTGAACCACCACTTCATAGGGTTGCGCGGGTGGCCGTGCCCCTTGGACGTGCAAACTAACAGCACACCGGAGCGACCCTTACGCAAGAAGGCAGAGCCTGGCGACGAGCCTTCCTTGTAGGGGCAGCAGCCCTTCAGCTTATCTCCTAGCTTGGCGGTGTCACCCCACTCGAAGATGCTTACGAAGTTGTCATCGCAATCGATGAACTCGCAGTCCCCCTCCCGTCGCTCTCCAGGTGCGTCGCTCTTCTCTCCCTTGAGGACGCTGTCTACGTCCAGGGGCTGCTCATCCCCTTGGTAGTTGACGACGTGTCGGTACGCAGCCGCGTGCTCGGGGGCTGCAGCAGGCATGAACCAAGAGCGAGAGGCGTCCTTACAACTGGGGTCAGGCTCAAGACCTGCTTCCTCGCAGCGACGCATAGCCCAGCGGACGAGCTTGCCATGCTCCTCAACGGAGACAGGCCTGCTCAGTGCGACGATGACCCGGGCGTGAGGCTTCTGTTCTGTGTGCGACCATGTCGTGTGGACGCACATAAGGTTGTCGGACCACAGCTCCTCTACGTCATCGACGGGAGCGTTGCCGTCGAAGTCCAGACACAGAGCGAAGACTGCTTCGACGTTCTTGTTTCCCCGTGTCGTGCCATCCTTTAACTTGACGGGCGACCACAGAGGTAGGTCCTGCTTGCGGGTGAAGTTGAAGTTCGGGCGCTTGGCTCTTGCTTTGCTCACCCACCCCATGGCTGGGTAGTCTTCGCAGAACTCGTCCCATGACATGGTGCGGGTGCCTGCAGGCAGGGCGTTATTGAGGCGGGTATAGATGGTGATGGTTAGGTTCATGAGTGGTTAGCTCCTGGTAGGTTAGAGGGAAGAGAGGGTAACCTCCACGCAAGGCCCTTCGTTTTTGCTGGCGTAGAGTTTTTCGATATACATCTGGACGATGGTTTCGTCACGACGAACGATACCGGCGAGTTGCAGACTGTCAGCGACAATCTTAAGTATATTGTCTGCGTCCGGTTTTGACCCACAAAAAAATCTCTCCTGGGGATCCTTCTTCCGGAGTAGCCTCTTTGGCCTAGGCATTACAGCTACCACCTCAAGGCGGCACATGCCGTCGAACGGGGCGCTGCCGTCCCATGCATGACGTCCTAGCATGGCGCAAGCCCGCTCCCACTCCGCCGTTCCCTTTGGAGTGTAGGCTCTGCCTGTAGCGCGAGCAAACCTTGGGCGCCCCTTTCCTACTGGCGGTCCCGGTATAATGAAGCGCAACTTAAAGGGTTCCACGTAGCACCTCGAGAACTCGGTTGTCAGGCATATCCAGAGCCGTGACCAGCGCCATGAACTGGACGATGGAAGGCTGCCTGGTTCCCTTCTCCCAGAAGGAAAGCGCCGGTCGCACGATCCCTCCGACGTCAGGGTGGGTGTCGTTACATTTCTCTATGACTTCGTCCTGGGTCATCCCTTGTTCTTTCCGGGCCCCAAGCAACGCAATAGCTATTTCATTCATAGTACCTCCTTCACAAAGTGTAACATAATCATGTAACAGTTTGCAACAAGTAACAACTTGTGCTACTCTCTTTATGTGAGAGAACTACTAACCAACCAAGAACTATAAGGAGGCTTCATGCCTGCTGATGAGCGAGCCGCGTGGCTTGAAAAAAGAAGACGCTTTGTCTGTGGCACCGACGTGTCGCGCATCATGGGGGCCAGCCGTTACGGTGGTCCTATCGATGTGTACTTAGAGAAAAATAACCAAGCCAAGAAGAAGAAGCAGACCGACGTTCAGGCTCGGGGTCATATCTTGGAACCTGCGCTGATGAACTGGTACGCCCAGAAGAGTGGGCACGAAGTCCTTCACCCCGAGCAGTCCATCATCGAAGGCGTCACTGCTTGGCACGGCGCTAGTCTCGACGGCTACGCCCGCACTGCAGACATTGACTACGTCGTAGTGGATGCCAAGACCTCACGGGACCGAGAGCAATGGGGAGCCTCCGGCAGTAGCCGCGTCCCTATTGAAGTGGAGATACAGATGCGCTGGTACATGCCCATCTTGGAGCAGTACCTTAATAAGATTGGAGTCGACGGCTCTTGCGGACGCGCTGTCTTGCCCACCTACTTTCCTTTGCAGGATGAGTTCTGTCTCTTCTATGTCAACCGTGATCTAGAAGTGGAAGAGCGTATGGTGAAGGTCATCGATGAATGGTGGGAGCGTCACATCATCAGCGGCAAGCGTCCTCAGATAGACGGAAGCAAAGGGGCAGCCATGCTACTGGAGTCCACCTACGAGTCAGACCAGGGCGTGCCTAAGCGCGCGGCAACAGATACTGAGGCCACCCTTGCGCGAACTCTAGCTGACGTTAAGGATCAGATGAAGTCACTAGACCAGCAGAAGAGACTCATTGAGAACCAGCTCAAGGAAAGCATTGGCCCAGCCAAGGGCATCTTCAACCCCACCTTCAAGGTGTCGTGGGGATGGCAGAGGTCGGCAGCTCGGCTCAACACCTCGCGTCTCAAAGCTGAACGTCCCGAACTCGTCGCCGAGTATACCGAGCGTTCGGAGAAACCTATCCGTGTCTTTAGAACAACCTTCAAAAAACTGATTGAATAGGAGTCATTATGAATACCGAAGGAATCATTAGTATACATGGGAACAACTACGTTACCGTAGCCCGTCGCGTCTACGACTTTCGTCAAGACCACCCAGCCGAAGAAGGCTGGGCTATCACGACGGATATCATAGCACTCGACAAAGAGACGGTAGTCATGAAGGCCTCTATCATTGCGCCGAACGGCACGGTGGTAGCGACAGGCTTTGCCGAAGAGAACCGAGCCTCTTCTCAAGTCAACCGTACCTCGGCTCTTGAGAACTGCGAGACGAGCTGTATCGGCCGCGCGCTCTTTGCTGCCACTGCGGTAGGCTTCGCAGGCAGTAGCCAGTACGCCTCGGCAGACGAAGTGCAGATAGCTATAGCCCAGCAGACAGCCTCGACTCCTGTAGCCCAGGCCGCGCCTACTAACGGGGCTGCCCCCCTGTGTCCGCAGTGCGGCGGACCTATGTGGGATAACCGGGACAGGCCGACTGGTCCTGACTGGAAGTGCAAGGCAGGCAAATGGAATAAGGAAACCAAGACAACTGACGGTTGCGATGGTGTTCACTGGAAGCATGGCGACGTAAGCGCGATGCCTGTGAGTGTAGAGAAAGTACTGGACGCGGCCGAAGAGGCCTTCGACTCGGTGCCGTTCTAATGGGCGCGCTCATCGTACTGAAGACATTCGATGGTGTCATCGTGGTGCCGCGAGAGAACGTCTCGTACATTACTGGTCACACCAATACGACTAACACCAGCAGTGTCACGTTCTTAGACGGCTCCCGCATGCATGTAGAGGAGCCGGTAGACAAGCTGCTCGGTCGAGTGTGGCCTTCTATTCCGCAGCCTACCATCTTCTTGGCCAAGAACACCAGGTTAATCCCGGGAGAGGAAGCGCCTTGCCAAGACTACGATGACCCAGAGCCTTCGCTGCTGGAGGTTGAGCAAGAGATGCTAGAGTGCGACCTGGGTCGGGGATGGATTGTCGAGCGCTACAAGGGCAGATGGCGCGCGACTACCTCCCTACTCGGGGACCACCAGTCCATTGTGGTGTCGGCCACAACAGGCGGAGTGCTTGAGACTGCACGAACTTTGGAGCGAGACGCGATGAAGAACACAGCGGGGGACACTGCGTAAGCGGTGTCTGGACGCAGTCGTTCTGGGGCGGCTGCGTCCTACCCTGCCGATTTCAGGAGAGCCTGGAAGATAGGAGCTCCGGCTCCGCCTGCAAGCGCAGCGCCGCCTACCAAGAAGAACATCTTGGTGATCTGGGCTTGGATGTTTACGCATGTCTTCTCGATGTCGGCCACGTTGGTGCGTAGTTCGATGATAGACTCGACTTGCTTGTCGCTGCGCTCTCTTAGATAGCGCAACTCCTCGAGCAGGAAGTCATTGGTTGCCATCGTCGTACCTCTCCCACGCTACATAGGACCCGTCTTTCTTCTTTAATAATAACTGACGTCGGTTCTTTTTGCGAGTGGTATGGCTGATATGGATGTGGCCTGTGGTCTCTTTATACCAGATGGCCTGGTCAACTGGCCAGTCCATACCAACCATTCTAACTATGTAATCCCACACTTCTGCTGTATCCACATCCGGGCAATAAAAATCACAAGCCTCGGCAGTGACATGTTGACTAGACTTTGAGCCACCAACGGTTCGGTTAACGTATTTATCCCTGAACCCAGACGTTATCTCAACAGGTCCGAAGCGGTCGCGGATAGGCTGAAGGATAGCAGAGCAGAGAGCCAGCACACGCGGGACGTAGTGGGCAGGCAAAATGTTAGTTGCCTCTACGCTCGTTACCTCGAACTCGTCGGTGCTGAAGTTAGGGGTGAGCTTCTTCTTCTTAGAGCGGGACGTCATCGTCAGCGCCAATCAACTTCGTCGCCGGGGTACTTGTTGAGCGTGCCGTCTTCGTTCCACTGGAAGGGCTCCTCCTTCTTCTTCTTAGGTTTCCCTGGCTCGTTCAAGGCCTCCTTTTTCTTTTGGTAGTCGGCCTCTTTCTTGGGCGTCCAGTCCTCCACCTTGGCTTCATCGAGCACCGCCTGCTTGTTCGCCTTCTCCTTGCGCCGCGCGAACCAACCCTTCTTCTTTGGCTTCTTGGGTGCGCGGTCAGGAAACTTAGCATGGTATTCCTTGAGCCACGTTTCCTGCTCGCGGGGTGAAAGGGCTTCGAACTCTTCCCTCCATTTGGAGATTGACTTCTCAGGCTTTGGCGGCGCTGCAGGCTTCTCGGCCTTCACCTCAGGCTTCGGTTCGGCCTTGGCCTTAGGCCGGGCGCCCATCTCCAACTCTTCGGGGGAGAGGGCTTGCCAAGAGGCCATCTTGTCTTTGGCATCCTGAGCCTTCTGGGCTGCAGCAATCCCCTCCGGTGAGCGAGAGTACTCGGTGATGTCGGCCCAGCTCTCCTCGAAGGAAGGCGCAGTGGTGGCGCGCGGAGGCGGAGGAGCCCCCTTCGCTATCTCTTCTTCCAGGGCGGAGATCTTATCCACCGCCATCCCTTTAACCTGGCCCATCTGCCCTTCGGGGAGCGCTCGCTCGCGCTTCAGCCACGCCTTAGCGTGGGCCAGTTCCTCGACGGGGGTTCCTTTAAAATCAAAGAGTTCCTTGAGGCGGTCCTCCGGCTCCGGCACGACCGGGTAACCCCGGGGAATCACTCCGCCCTTGTTCAACTCCTCCGCCCGTTCTTTCTGTTGCTCCTTAACTTGACGAAGAGTATCTCTCGTACTTCCACCGTATTCAGCAGTGTCTATCGCCTCGAGTTCCTCAGTTGTTTTTCCTTTTCCCCGTTGGTGGGCGACGACGTCGGTGCGCGGGACAACTTCGGTCCCTGACTTGTGGACAGCGCTGGCCCCCATAGGGATATCTGGGTCATACGTCCAGTCATGCTTAAGCAGCGCGTTCTCGGCGGCGGCATTTCTGTTGGCTTTAATAGCGTCGGGCCCCTCTACCTTTTTTAAAACGCTTGACCCGGCCTGCCTTCCGTAGGGTGTGGGGGTGAAGTCCGCCACCTCAGGCCTTGCAAGCGCCGTCTTCTCCACATCCGTCACGACCTGGCTGCTTTCCTCTAGCGCTTCTCGCTGCGCCGCGTTCAGCGCTGGGTCGGAAAGCGTCTCCTCAAGCTGCTCCCGATACACAGGGATAGCCTCGGGGTGCTCCCGCAGCGTTCTATCTAAAGCGTCCCTTGCGATCAGGTCGAAGTCTGCATCCGCCCCGGCACGCAGGACTGCTTCGGCCACCTGATTTTTATAGAAGGTACGGACAGGGCCGGTGAAGGGAAGCAGGACCATGCCCATCCCCATCATGGCTACACCAGGGTGTCCCTCACCCTTAGCTGCAGCCTTAATAGCATCGATGGTGAACCCTACGTCCAATAAAAACTCAACGGCTGGGTTGGAAAGGCCAAGGACCATCTCTTGGGCGAAGCTCATCCCCCGGTCTCCCCACTGCTTTTGAGCGCGCTCCACCAAGGAAGGCATCCCTGAGCCCATGTAAGTGAGTGGCTTATGCACCCCTCTCCTCTTTAGAATCTCCTCCGCTTCGGGCACCCGCGCCATGCGTCGCGCCAGGTCCTGCGCCTCTGACTCCTTGAGGCTGACGATGGTCTTCTCGTCCAGGCCGTTAGCCAGGGAGACCATATCCATGCTGCTGAAGTCGATGTCCTCGCGCTCGGGGACCTCCTGCGGCATCTCCCACTGGCGGTAGGCGGTGGGGTCTGACTGTCCGTAAGCCATTACTTACCTCCCTTCTGGGACTGACGAGCCCCATTCTTTGCGTCGCGTGCAGACAGGTCGGCGCGACATGTCTTCAGTTCCTCCTCTAAGAAGAGCGTCTTCTCCTGGAGCTTGGCGTGGTCAACTCTCAGCTCGGTGACAGACTCAGGCTCGATGGTTACCCCGAGCATAGAGCCGCTCCCTACGAGGCCTGCACAGAGGAGGAGGCCTGCGCCGAGCGCCTTAGGATCTTTTGTGTCTATCTGTGCCATCGTTATCTTCCTTTAAGACCTTGAGAGTTGCCTTCTTCTTTGCCGCTTTACCTTCCTCCTGCCACCGCTTTGCCATGGCAGGCTTGTTGGCGTACATCCACCGTCTCTGCTTATCGCTCTGAAACGGCATCCTGTTTCTCCTGGCGCTTACGCACCCTCTTCGCTCTCTTGCGTAGTCTTGCCGCTCGTTTGTCGTTCCCATTCTCCGCTGCCTTCTCAGCCCGGGCTAGTATCTTGTCAGGGCTAGGCTTAAGAAGAGGCATCAGAGCGCGCAGAATAGCCTCTATGGCAGGCCCGTCGCCTCGCTCTAGGCTCGCGCCTAGCGGGCCCCCTACGAGGGCCCCTAGAGGCAATAGCGCATCAATGCTGTCAGCTAGTAGCTCGAGGCCTCGGTCAGGCTCGATGCCTTCCTTCTCCACGAACTCCTCGACAGCGTCCACCGCTACCGCTTCTATCTCTTTCTTGATGTCTTCTGGTAGGCTACTCATCGTCTACAGCCTCCGCTAGCGCAGTGCCAGCTTTCCATGCTTCACCGAAGTCAACCAGACCTTGAGCTCCGACAAGACCTAAGACCATTGTGGTGATCGAGTTAAGTGCTGCCTCATCAAGAGGGGCACCAAGTAAGTTAACAGTTGCTACAAGCAGGATTGCTGCCGTAGTCAGTAACAACTTACGTGACAGAAACTTTTTCATAGCTCTCTCCTTTAGGGGTAAGCCCCTCCAAACATATAAACTCTAGCTAGCCATTTGGCTGTGTCCACGCACATGACGGCAGTTCCCAGCGTTGGGAGCCCTAACTCGTTACCTATGAACAGCGCTGGTCTGAGGTCGGTCACATCCAGGTCTCCCGTGGCATTCTCTCCAACGGAGTTCCAAGTTCGGAGAACAGGCAATGGTCCTATCCAGTTTCCCCATGAGTTCTGGGAGGTGGGGAAGGTATTGGGACCGCCCACTAGCTGGATCGTTATTCCGTCCACGTCTGCAATGCCTAGTGTCCCGGCTCCGTAGGCGTAACTGGCAACACTAGGCCCTGGCAGGGCTGTAGTAAATGATCTCCAGTCAGTAACAGGAGTCCCGGTCCCAAACTCAAGTCTCTGAGAGACATAGCGAGGTTGCGGTGCGGTAGTTAGGTCCGCCACCAGCATGCCTGGAGTGTTCCCCAGGGCAGCAGGGGTGAGGCGCACGCCTTGATTGACGAAGACGGCATTGGTAATAATCCATCCACGCTGTGCTGCTTTAGGGATCGGCGTAGCTGTCCCCGGCACGGAGATAGGATAATGAAAAGGAGTTGCCTTACAAACGACGGCGAGACAATCGTGAGGTAGCAGGGTGCTGCCTGGTCCTGGCGTGAGCGTGACTGCTCCCGACGCATCTTCAAGCTCAAGGACACCGTCCGTAAAGAGGGTTGCCTTGCGGCTCCCGAGAGCACCGGCACCTTGGACTTCCCAGAGAACACCACCCGCCACATTGTGGGTAACATCACCGGGCCCTGGAACATCCCCGGCGAACCCCATGTTCATGAAGTAGAAGTCGTTCCAACTGTCTTGGGTGGGAGCCATGATGCGCTCGTATCCGCTGGTTGGAGTACGTCGAGCCGTTGTAAGAAAGGCCCAAGGGCCTGCTGGTGGAGTGGTGCGGGTGTTACTCATGGTGAGATACCCCTAGACTTAATCCATCTATATTGCCAGTTAGTGATGACGGCGCTAGTGCAGGTTGATCCTGGCGTCTGGTTGTTATGAATCCCCGCGAACGGAGAAAACCCATCGCCACCTGGAACCCAAGTGGGCAGCCAGATTCCTGGTCCCAGAATAAGTATAACCACATTGGGGGTTCCTACGGGAAAGTATGCATTCTCTTGGGGGATCTCCAATGACCACTCAGTTGCGTAGTCGCTGGAGTTCTCTACAAAGGGCTGTAGCCGCGGAGACGCGGGGAAGGTAAGAGGCTGTCCGCTAGGAGGAACCCAGCTATTCGGCCACTTGCCGATGTTGCAGCACCTCTCCCACGTAGCCCCTAAGTTTTTGGCACCTAATCCTACCCAGGACCTGTCACTATAGATGCCTCCACCTGCATACGGAAGGCCACTTCTATAGCCGTAGTGACCTAAGATAATGGAGGTATCCTGGTCCGCAACAGGGGTGCCCCCTCCGGTTCCTTGAATCATCCCTGCCACTTCAGGCTGTCGCCACACTAGAGAACGCACGTTCGACGGTCCTATTTCGGGT